GGACTGCGGTGTCGGCGTGACAGTGACGCGCCCACGTCCGGTATCAGGCTCGACCGGCACATCTTTCGGCACGTCACGGGGCGCACTCGGCGGGGCCGGCGTTTCCTCTGGCTCTGGCAAGCTAGGCGGCGGCCGGCCCCTCTCGTAGAGATCGGGCGGTGGGTTCGCCTCGAAAAACTTGTCCTGCGTCACATTACCCGGTTCGCGCCCGGTCGCCGCGGGACTGTCGCCGGCACCGATGCCTGTATCTGGCTCGGCGCCACTATCCTTCCATTGGTCGAGGCCTTCACCCGGCAATTCACCCGGCAATGCGGTGGGCGCTGCCTGCGCAGCGCGCTGCGCCATCTCGTTCTCCAGCAACCGTCGCGCAATCGCCGCACGACGACCTGACATATCGTAGGGGCCACCCTGCGCGTGTGCGATGAGAGCGAGCGGATCGACCGCGCCAAGCGGATCGCCCGATGGATACGCCAGCTCCCCACCGCCTGGATCGCCATAGCCGCGCGGCATGCGCAGATCTTCAACCTGCTGTCGTGTGTAGATGTCGCGGCGTGTATCCCAAGGATAATATGCCATGCTACACCGTCACGCCGGCTTGCTCGAACGTCGCCGCGATCGCGATCAGCTCGACATCAGGCTTTGCTTGCTGCGCCACCGTCACTTGCACGACCGGAGCGTGAGAAAAGCCCAGCATGCCGATCGACACCCACATGGTATTGCGGAACGATGCGCGCCCTGGCGTGGCCTGATCCCATTTCGCATGATCCCATGTGCCCTGGTCCCACAAGTCCTGCACACCTGGATCTGGCCCTGGTGCTGGCGGCTGCGGGATCGTGATGACAAAGTCGGTCGTGGCACTGAGCTGCGGCTGGAAACTCTCTGCGGCCTTCGCGGTGAAGATTGCGCGGGCCTGATGCCACACCACTTGCTGCGAGTGCGATTGGAACATCTCCCAACCGCCGACCAGCGTGCAGACATAGGGAACGCCGTCATCATAGCCGGTGCGATCGGCTTGCATGATCTTGCCCGACTGCGTTCCGAAATACATGTTTCCGCGCAGCAACAGGAAGCACGTCGCATCCCAGGTGAAGCGCGTCCAGGCTCCGGTCGCATCATTAGCTGCGAGACAATTCTGGTTGCCTGCGGTGCCGCCCGGTGTGGCAACGAAGATCCCGCCATACTCGTCCCATTTGCGGATCGACCACGGCTTGTCGCGCTTGGCGTTCACCGTCTCACGCCACAGCGGCTTGATTGGCCGCGTCAGCATTGCAAGCTCGAGCTGCTGCGCGTCCTTGGTGATGGCTTGGCTCACCGGCACGATGCCGTCCACCGTGACGATCAGCAGATCGCCGCCCAGCGGGAGGATTGCGTTCATGCCCATCGGTGGCGAGATGTGATAACGCCCTTCCTGGCGCCAGTTCGCTGGATCGCCAGGATTAGAGCCGGTGAAGATCAGCACCTCACCCTGGTCACTGAGGAAAACGCACTTGTCGTCGATGCCATCTCCTGCATCCACCGACCAAGTCGCGCCCGCGACGAGCTTTCCGCCGCGCGTTGCAGAGCCTGACAGCGGGATGATGTTCAGTTCGCCGCCGACTGAATTGATCGGCAGATACCAAGCATTCATCGAGCCGACCTCGATGAAGAAGAACCGATTGCGATACTTCCACACATAGCAAAGCTTGGCGGCGGGAATGCCTCCCGGCCCGGTGATCGTGTTGGCACCATCTCCTCCCGCACCTGATGCCGGGAGGGTCACCCAGGTCGCACCGTTCTTCAGCCGCAGCGGAGCGTCGCCGGTTTCGTTGACGGCGATGAGCCAGTTGTTGCCATCGATCGTCGCCATCTGGCTGGCGGAATAATTCCCGCTGGTCTGTCCAGCCTTCACCACGATCGCGGTACCGCCGGCCGTTACGTCATACAGCGTGTCTGCGGTCGCGGCGAACATCTGGCCCACCGCGCCAAAGACATACTCGAACCCCGACACCACCGCGGCCGGAAGCGTCGTCCACACGACGGAGCCGCCGCGCAACCTGATGCCGCGCAAGGTGGGCGCCCAGTTCTCGCTGATGATCGCGGCGCCGGGCTGCATGAACGCATCGTTCTCGTCCAGGACGATGCCGCGCGTGGGCGCCGGGATGGTGATGGTCTTCTGCGCCTGCGCAACCTGCTGCGGCACCGGCTGACGGCGGAAGGCGACGTGCTGGCTCACGGCGGCCCCCACCCAGGCGGCCAGGGCGCACTAACGCGCGCGTAATTCGAGATGGGCAGGCGATCGATCAGGATCGGCGCGGGCTTGTCGGAGCCTTCCACCCTGGTGAGCGCATCGTAGTAGGTCGACATGTCCTCGGCGTATTGGGCGCCCTTCTGGCTCTTCCATTGCCAGATCATGCCAAGCTTGAGCAGCCGCTCGGGCAAGCGGAACGTGTCGGTATCGGCCATGAACCGATCGCCATTACCGCCACTGGTCAGCGCAATTGGATTGCCGTCGATGTACTTGAATTTAGCCGTGATACCGACGCCCATCACCGGCCAGATCAGCATCTGACCGGCTTCGATCATCCACTCACCCCAGGCGTTGGAATAGCCCTGTGCGCGACGCTGCATCCATTGATCGGCATCGTTGATGAACTGCATCGGCTGCATCGGCGTGGTCGAAAGCCACACGTTGCCATTCTTCAGCATGCGCTTGTAATCGGCGGGAAGATTGAATGCCGACGCCACGCCATCTCCCGTGAAGGTGGCGGTCTTGGTCAGCTTCGTCCAGTCGCGTTCGTCCCCGCCAATGCGCTGCGCCATTTCGTTGGCGCAGGCGACCATCTCCTGCATGGTGCGGTAGGCGTTGATGTTCGTGAACACGGAAGTCGGCACGATCACGCCGACCACCGCACAAACGTCCTGCACCACCGTCAGGAGGGGCATCACGCTGCCTTGGTTGGTCGCGCTTCCGTCGCCATGCGGATGAGCATCTTGCGCGGCAGGTTGCCCTGCGGCGGATGGCCGGTGTTGGTCTGAATGAACCGGCGCAGCGCCTCGTCGGTCATGCCCTCGAACTCGAGTTCGGCCGCCGTGGTGCGTATTTTCAGCGCCTCGTTGTCATCCTCCAGGGTTTGATTGCGCGCGCGCAGGGCCTCCAGCTCGGCCTGGAGCTGCGTCGTGGCCGGCGCCGCCGCCTTGCTCTCGGCGATGTACTCGATTGCGCGGTTCTTCTGATCACGCCCATACGATCCCAGGTTTTTCAGCTCCTGGCCGTCGAGCGCGGCGAGTTGCTCGACGGTGTAGACGCTCAGTGCGCGGAGCTCGGAACGGCGCGCCTCGGTGAGGAACGGCGCGTGTTCGAGTGGCGTGCCGCTGATCGTCTGCGTCAGCTTTTCCTTGAACTGCCGATACTGGCGCGAAAACCGCTCGGCGTATGTCTCTTCCCGCTGATCACCACCATACTGGTCGCTGATCCAGTGTGCGCGTATGTGCGCAGGCTGCGTGGTGAAATTGCGCGAGCCGGGTGGGCGGATATCGCACACCTCCATGTCATCAAACATCGGCCGGCCTTCTGCGGCGGTCTTGCCGTCGTTCGGCACAGGGTGATGTCGAAACGTCACCACCAACGTATCATCGGGATTGCGGGAATTGACGTGCTGCATCTTTTTCTCCGTTGTAAGTCTGAGGCCGCCGCTCGCGGGTCTTCGATGCACGAGCGGCGGTCCCAGGTTTCCTCAAGGAGGAAGGTTGGGGGAAACCTCCTCAAGGATTTGCGTTGTCGCGTCCATGGTTGGGATGATATTCAAGGATGTCCTCATTCGATCAAATGCTACGAACCAGGAACGCTGTCGTACATACGCCAGTTGAACAGTGGGTTAACCTGAGTGAGTTCGCCCATCCAGCCAATGAACTGAGCCACAGCGTCCTTATCGATGGGCATTTGGCCGTCACCATCGAACAGCTTGTCGAAATTCCGGTTCGGGTGATAACGCAGCCGGAAGCTGTCGGTATTAATCCCGAATGTGGTGTTCGCCGGCATATTGGAGCCGATGCCACCATCGAGCACGATCTCGGCGCGCTTGCCGCCGCCGATGTATTCGAGTGCGCTGAAGCCAAGCTTGCCCAGGCTCGTCTCGTTCTGCTGCCGCTGGATGGCGACAGTGGCCGCGTCATATGCCGCATAGTGCTCGGGCGACATGATAAGGAGGTCCGCATAATCACGACCGCGCGACTGCTTGGTCATAACGTAATTGAGCATTGGCCGGA